TAAGCTATGGTTACACATTTGTCAATAGGGTATTTACACTAAGCCATTTCTGATTGAAAGCTAATAATGCACGGAAAGGCTGCTAAAAGCCGTTTTTGGCGGGGTAAGGTATGCTACTACCGGTGACTACTCCGTCAGCTAAAGCTGGACGGCTTCTACGGATTGGATACCGAGGCTCGCTAGTCCACGAGCCAGAATATTTAGAGAGGCGTTATGATCGCGGTCAATACTAAAGTTACAACAGGGACAACTAAAAGTTCTCTCATCCAGAGAGAGTTTTTGGCGGTGTCCGCAATGGGAACAGTCCTGGGAGGTATAGCTGGGATTCACGGCCACAAACTGACGACCAGCACTTTCAGCCTTGTACGTCAGGCAGGCCATGAACTGGCTCCAGGCTGCATCCGAGATGGACTTAGCCAGACAGTGATTATGAAGCATCCGATTGGTATTAATATCCTCAACGGATATGATGCCGTATTGGTTGATTATCCTGCGGCTCCATTGGTGGGCAAAGTCATTCCGTCTATTGGCAATCCGTTCATAGATACGAGAAACAACTTTTCGTGCCTTAACTCTTTCAGGAGTGCCTTTGTCGCACTTGGACATCTTTCTTTGGGCTTTAGCCAGAGCCTTTTCATCCCGCCTGAAGAACCGGGGATTCTCAATCTTCTCTCCGGTAGACAAGGTGGCAAAGGAAGCGAGGCCGACATCTATGCCGATGGATTTATTGGATTCAGGGAGTGGAACACAATCAACTTCACAGGAAAAGCAGGCGTACCATTTACCAGTAGGGCTGCGGCGAATAGTGCAAGTAGCAATCTCACCTTCAATCGGACGGTGAATGGAGGCTTTAACCTCGCCTATCTTAGCCAGTTTAATAGAGTCCTCTTTAACAGAGAAACCAAGCTGAGGATAGGTGATACTGTCATACCATCCTTTACCGCGAAATCTAGGGTATCCCGGCTTTTCACCCGCTTTCACTCTACGAAAGAAGGCTTTCATTGCCAGATCAACTCTTACCGCCACATTCTGAAGAACCTGAGAGTAAACCTTTTCCAAAGATGGCCTCTCCTTCTTCAGTTGGGGGATGGTTACTGCCTGGGTATGATAGTTAAGCGACTTCTGTTCTTTCTCCCAAGCTGCTTTACGTTCTCCCAGGAAATGGTTATACAACCATCGGCACTCTTCCAGATTTTGTACCAGAAGATGCTCCTGATTATGAGTTGGATAGATACGATACTTAAACGCTTTAAGCATTACTATTATTATAGCTTAAACACAATACTAACGCAAGAGGGAGCGGGCTTTCATCTGCCAGCTAAAGCAGGCAGTTTTCCCGCCCGTAATTTATAACGCAAATATCGGGGAGTCAGGGATTTTGATATCCCTGACTCCCCGAATAATACAGATGGCAGACAGCTTACCAGATAACTTTGAGGCCGACCATAACCGATCGGTCAGAAGGATCTACGTCTATGAGTACGATGGTTAGCTCGAATTTCCAGATTCTAAAACTAAATTCCATAATCTACCTCCCAATTAAAAATCTTATCTTGCTGCCCTGCCTGTCCATGAGGACAGGGGCCAAGAGCCGGTTTTGAGGCTCGATAAACCAGAACTGAGCTTGCTCATCAACAAACCAGTTAAGCGCATGGATATCCGTCCAAACCAGCCCGGAGAAGTCTCCAAACAGCTTGGCTGCGAAATCGTCGCAGTCATGGGTTTCAGGTATATAAGATATCCGGGCAACCTCCATCAGCCGGTGATAGCTCTCCACATCTGCCTTGCGATATACCTTCATCCGCTTATCAGGCAGATACACCTCAGAGCCGGGTGAACCAATCTCGTCCAGCTTGTTGCAGATGATAACCGCCATTTCCTCTATGGAGATCGTGCCGTACGGCTGGATGACAGGCACTTCCGGCTCCGGCTGTCCAGTAAGAGCGCGGATTAAACGAGGCCAATCAATCATGGCTACCCCCCTAGTACCTGCAATATGCCGAGGCTCCCACCCGTGAGAACTCCGGCGCCCACCAGAAAACCGAACACGAGTAATGCCCGGCGTTTGAATGAGTAGTAGTCCTCAGCCAAATCTTTATGGGACTTACACAGGCCGGGATAACCATTATAACCTTTGAGCACTTGAGCTATGCTATTAGTTTCTAGGATATTGGAATCCAATTTTTTATCAATACTTTCAAGCGTTTTCAGAATCTCTTCGTTAGTTGTCATAATTTTAAAACCTCACGTTATAAGCTTTGAACAACTATACCTAATATGGTATAATGGATTAATGTATAAGAAGACAAAAAAGTGCTGTGATTGCGGCAAGTTAATCAAAAGAGAATCCATCAGGTGCAGGAGTTGTTCTGGTAAGGTTATGTGGGCTCTACATATAAGAAAACCTTCAGGTGGTGATGGTCATGGTTGGGGTTGGAAGGGTGGAAAAGTAAAACATGGAGATGGATATATATTACTTTACAAACCCAACCATCCAAGGGCAAACAATTGGGGTTATGTTCTTGAACATATAATTATTTGGGAACGAGCTAACAACAAACCATTACCAGAGGGTTGGTGCGTCCACCATCTTAATGGGATAAAGGATGATAATAGGCCATCTAATTTACTCGGTTTATCGTCTCGCAAGCATTCATTAGTGCTACAAGCTAAAGCTAAACGAATTCAAGAACTCGAAGCTTTATTAAAAAATCAAGGGCAATTACTTTAATTTTAACGACATCCTCGATAAGTTGGGATAGTTGTTCATCCGGTATGTGCGCCATAGGTGGGCCTCCTCTAGTGTTTGAGATTCCGAGACATAATGCTGTCCAGTGAGTTGTTTTCTGTATCCACGGTCAACCTGTTTGTTCGATGATCCCGGCTGTATTCGGTTTCGAGTATGTAATATGTGTTGATTCCGTTCCGGCTGGGGTTGTCGATATCCCCAACGGCGGGCAGTATATCTATGATCTGGATGACATCACCCGCCCGGACGTGCGAAGATGGGTGCTCAATACCACTTGCATCGTACACAGCAGGTCCTAGTTGTATATCCGAGTTGCAGGATATAACATCCCTGTGTTCTTCTATCCATGCATCCCTCACAGCTTCGGCCTCTGATTGTGATACCTGCCCTAAGTCCGGTATGCAGTATGTGCGTTGTATGCCATACCTGGCGATACTGATATCATCCGTAATAACAGATGTGCGCTGGAGTACGCCCTGAGGATCCCTGTAGACGGCATAGGCGGCATTCCATAAGTTTTCAAAACCTGATGTTAGCTCGAAAGCCTGCAAGTCCTCTAACTTGACCTTCCAGGTTACTACGCTGTCATCCCGTTGAAACAGGTACGGTTTGCGCCCTTCCCATACGGCAAAGTACCACTTCTGTTTCTTGCTGTCCGAAAGGCTTAGCAGGTATTCGGTCAACTCCTGTGGCGACCGGTCAAGAAGGTATTCGCTGGCAAAGCTGTCCCGTTTAGCGTCCATGGCCTGTATGCCGGTATGGTCATTACTAATGGCCGGACATTTAGCGGTAAGCATGGACTTGATAACAGCATCAGGCGTGTCATTGTAAGCCGTGGTGTACACATCATCGAGCATTGAGGCATAATAGCCGTAGGCATTGATAATTACAGCGTCCGGGCTGAATACAGACCCCTGCAATCTGCCCTCCCAGAGTATCCGGTCATAAACCAGGTCAAGGATAACCAGTCGGTAACCCAGGCGCTTAAAAGCCCAATCGTAATTAAGCGCTACGCCCTGGGCGAGCCGAAATGAACACCAGGCAAACCCGCCGTGGAGTTTAGTTGAGAAAACCAGGTCGGTATATTCCGTTATATCCGGTTCCACCAGTGTCGGGCTGGCCAGGTTGTTATCGTATAACTGTAACTGTATATCTGCCATTAGATCGTCCTCCTGAGAGGCCGGTATTTGATGTTTACGCTGTGGCCCATGTTAGGCGAATCGTCTCTCAGCACATATATCCGGGTGGTCTCCTGTCCCAGTGTCGGCGGCGAACCCATCCACTCGGTAACGCCCAGTATTTCGTCAAACTGCGTGAGGTATACCCCTGTGTGCCTGCTAATGCCGTCCAGTGTGACAATTGTCTCAACGTCACCGGCGGGCGATTTGGCAATAACATAACCCTCATCAACCGGCAGTAAGAACAGGTAATCCAGGTCAAAATCAATCAGATCGACAAACGTTACTTCTCTTAGCCGCAGGATATCAGTACCCGCCCCATAATGCCGGAAGGTCAGGCGTACACCCTCCACGGTCTGAGTACTCCCAATGGGATAATAACCCCGTCCAAGGTCACTGCTTGCGCTGGCTATAGTGACCCATGCGCCGCCATAATAGACTTCCACCTTGCGCAGATCCCAGGATCTATATCCCTCGTAATCAGCTACAACGGTATAATTAACATAGACACCATTGCAGCTATGAGCCGGGCGGGTAAAGGTTATCTGAGGCACCAGGTAGGGATCGTAGTCGCCGTGGTAGTCGGCTGTTGTATCGGGATTGCCATCATAGGCATATTCAGGGTTGACCCAATCTCTGCTACTACTCTCCAGCGAGTGATCTACCGGGATTGTTCCGGTATAATTATCCAAAAAAGCATGATAGATGTTAAGGTACATCTGGGCGTTTTTTGCGTATTTGCTCAGGTTATGGGGCGGTAACACCAGCACACCCAGGTCCAGAAGTTGCCATACGTTCGGTCTATCTGGTTGTTTGAAATCACCCTTGATGATGGATGGCATTTTCTCAATTCCGTGTCCTGCACCCTCATAACCGTAGTAATAGCCATAGCCAAACCCTGCATTTACGGGCGTGGGTGAGTTAACCCGGCACCTTGCCAACAAACGGAATACGCCTGTTGGTAATTTAAAATCCTGGGAGCTGAACAAGTATTTAGCCACGCTCACTATGCCGCCTGTAGCGGCGATATCATCAGGGTGAGGGGCGTGGGTAATCCGAAAATACCGTTCGTCTGAGCATTCTTCGTCGTGGGCAAAAATAAAGTCATAGTAGGATTGCTCATGTGTGGCCAGGGTTCCCCATATCGGAGTTTTGTTATCCTCTATCCAGAGATTATCATTATATCTTGCCCCTGATCGTTTAGCTATGTAGAGCGTTTTAGTTCCGGTTGCAAGCTGTGGAGTGATATTGATATAAGCTGGCGCCGGGACGTCGCTGTTAATTGCCAGAGCCGGGATATCAATATAGTTGTGATAGCCGCCTCCGCCACTGTTCATAACGCTCGCCCGAGGTAGGTCCTTGTCAGCATAACGGGCGAATGGTTCGCACTCAAGCACAATCCGGGCATTGACAATGTAGTTCTGCTTTAAGGTTACCGATTGCACATCCGGCGGTAACTGTAACTCGCCATGTATCACGTCAAAATAGACGTTCTGGCCGGTTGTGCTACCCCACTGGTACTCAAGATAGACACTATCGCCGTATCCTGATTGATAGCGGGTTTCGGCATTGTGTAGCAGTCTTTCAATGGCGTCTACCCTGTCTCTAAGCTCTGAGTTAGATTCTGCTGTGATTCTACACCTGAGAGTGATTAACCGGTTATTGCGCTTGATGCTAGATATCCTCTGCCCGTGGCGGATGATATCCTTACTGGGATTGCCTATTGCCAGCCCGCCCTCCAGGATATGATAAGATGCGGAATAG